TTAGCTCATCACCGAGTCCTATCAGTGCTTCTCTGCCGTCTTTCGACAGATTTACAACGGTATAAACCGTATCATAAACAAAGTCAAACGGTTTTGTTCCGTCGGAAAAGCTTGCGCCCTTTTTCACTCTCACCTTATCACCTGCAAAAAAGCTATCTGCGGTGTCTTGTTCGCCGTCGGGCTTTTTACCGCTATCCTCCGTATTTTTCTTATACCACTCGGCAGTTATGGCAGGATAATCGACAAAGCAGATATCTCCGTCAACATCCTTGCCGCCGATATTATCAACGCCCCACTGCCACATAGTCTGATTATAGTCATATTTTGACGGATAATCGGGGCTGTCGGTCCAGTGGGCAAGCCATATATCGTATTTGCCTGTTATTCGGTCTTTTTCGTAATAGTTTTCGAGCCATGAGGGATTTGCGTACACGCCGCAGGGCAGACCGTACTTCTTTATCTCCTCGCAGAAGCTTATCGCCATATCGGTACGCTGTTTAGAAGTCAGGCGCTGTATCTGCTCCTCCTGCTCCATATCAAAGAATACCGGGTAGGACGGCTTTTCTCCCGTGAGAGCCTTTTTGCAGGCATTTATCTGGCGCATAAGCTCGTCCTCGCTTACAGCGGTGACATACCAGTAAAAGCCGTAGGGTATTTTTCTCTTTTTGCACCCGGAGATATTTTTCCGAAGAAATGTATCCTCGTCTTCTCCTATACCTGCCCTGATTATTATAAAGCCGACGCCCTCCCTCTTTGCCGCTTCAAAGTCGAACGCTTCCTGCGCTCTGCTTATATCAATCCCCTTTATCTTCATCGCTTTTCTCCTCGCCTTTCTTTCTTATCTGAGCCAGAACCTGCTTTATCTTCTCGGGTACGGGCAGTCCCAGCTCAGCCGCATTTTCAACTATCGAGATACCTTCGTTGGCGATATAAAACAGCATTACCGCCGACATTGCCGCCGGTACTCCCGACAGCACATAGGTATCGGTTATATGCCCTATCGCAGTAAAAATAAGCACCAGCAGTTTTTTGGCTATTCCCTTTGCGCCGACCTTGCTTGACAGCTTTTTGTTTCCTATTGCGGCAAGCACTCCGCTGATATAATCAAGCGCCATAAATGCAAGTAACGCTAAGAACAGTCCGTTCACCTCGCCGAATAAAAAGCCCAGCGCCGCACCTACAGCGGCGGCTATGCTGTCAATCCATATCTGTAGTTTTGTCATATATATCTTCCCTTTCTTTTTTTCAGCTTGTCGAAAAAATCTCTTTTTATAAATGAAGTGTTAAATGAAGTGCCAATTCTCTATCCCTAACCCCCCTACCCCCTTCCCCCGGGGAAGGGGGCTAAGGATCGGGGGCTGCCGCCCCTGCGACCTTGCTTGGGGCTTCGCCCCAAACCCCGTTTCCTTTTGAAAGGATTGTTTATATGGGGCTGGGCAGCGGAACTTTTGAAAATCAGCCGTTAGGCTGATAGAATCGCGCCCTCGTCCCTATTGGGGGCTGACGCCTAAAGCAAGGATGCTTTAGTTGTTTGCCCAGAGTTTTAAGCACGGATGCTTACAAGTGGTCGCACAGAGTCGGTGCACGATGCACCGACCACACACGACCACAAATGCAAGGATGCAAAACCGACCAAGCAAACAACACTCAACCCCCATATTTATCAACAGAGGTTTATCGACAGTCTGTTTTATCTTACTATTTTTATCGCAAGCTCAGCGAATGAGGCGGAGTTGCACCGCCGTTTGTGGCGGACGCATACGCACCGCTATTCTTCGGCAAACCGGACTTAGACGCTATCGTGGGGCTAAGCTCCGGGTGTATCCGATACAGCAGTTCAAGATAAGTTCTCTCCCCGGTATCGCCCGGTATCTTCATTCTCGACATCCACTCATAAAAGCCGTCCTTGTCGCCGTACATCTGAAACAATGCTTCGCAGAACTCCTCGTCGGAATATATCTTATCGTTATACTTGCTGATAAACTCATAAGCGTCTGAGGGAGAGAATTTGCCGTTGTCTTCCGTATTATTACCGGTCTGGCTGTTCTTTTTATACTCATAGTCCCTGTCGCTCTCATACACATCACGGGCATACTTTCTGTCGCTGTCGGATACGCTCCTTGCGTAATCCCTGTCGCTCTCGTAAACATCACGGGCATACTTTCTGTCCGACTCATATTTCGCCCTTTGGAACTCTTCGTCACGGTTTTTCTGCTCCCTGTCATCCTTGCTTTTATTATATTCAAACTGACGGTTTGCGTTATAGTCGCCGACCTCGTCACGATATCTGCCGTAGTCGGTATTTTCAAGCTCCATAAGCGTGCCGAGCCGTCTGTATGCGCTGTCTTCGTCGTCACGATAACGCTCATACGCTCTTTGTTCAAGCTCGGGTATCTTATCCGAGAGCTTTGACATATACTCGTTGTACGCCTGCTGACCCGCTGTGACCGCATAGCTGTTGGCATATCCGCCGGTAAGCAAAGAAGCATTCCCGACGGTATCCTCCATAGCTTTCTGCCCTGCCTTTTCGTAGCTGTCCTTATACTGCCCGAACAGCTTGTCGCTGTCCGGATCATAGCTGAATCGGTTTTTGCTCAGAACATTAGTCAGATTATCCTTAATTGCCGAAGTGTAATTACTGCTGTACTTCGGCGCTTTTGTTCCGGTTTCTTTTTCGTTTTTATTTACAGCCATTATATTTCCTCCGTATACTCTGCCGTTTCCTTTTCATACTCGTTCATAACTTCGTCAAAGCGCACAAGGCACTCCTCGGTAATCTTTCCCCTGCTGTAATGGTTAGCGAGCTGCATTGCCGCCCACTCACGGGAAAACGAGCCTCTCATAACACCGTCTGCGGCAACTTTTGTTATCCACTCGCCGAAATCAAACATCATCCTTCACCTCCCGATAATATTGCGGTCTCAAGCGCAGACAATCTTGCAAAATGCTCGGCAATATCGGCATTTGCTATGCTCCAGTCGGTCGCTTTATCCCCAAGCTCCAGTTTGAATTTTCTAAGCGACAGCGAATGCGGTATCCCTGCCGGATGCACAAAGTCAAGCGCCGCTGTGAGCGCCGAATCAAAGTCCGGCTCTGTCTGAGAAGTCGGTATCGAAAAAAGGCTGTCGCTTATATACACGCAAAAGCCTGCCTTTTCCCAATTTGCGCCCGTATTTGTCACCGTGTACAGACTCGGAGTTCTTGTTATATAGCTTCCTGTGCTGTCTGCAAGTCTTAAGAACATATAGCCGTCATTCGACGATTCGTATTCGCCGTCGGACTTAACTTCAAAGCTCACGGTTATCTTTTTGTTTCTTATCATGCTGTAAGGGATATTCGGCTGAGGCCTTATGCTTCGTCCCGTGTCGTGGGACGCAATAAAAGTCATCACTGTATAACCCTCGCTGTCCGTCTGCTTTACGGTAGCGGCGGAGTTATATACCCAGCCGGAGCAGTCGTATGTATTTCTCAGCAGATTCTGTCCGCCGATTACAAGGCCATCAACCGCCGCCGTTATGTCGGGCAAGGTTGCCGCACCGACTTCCGCCGCCGTATATTCGGGCTTGACAGCAGATTTTGCCCAGTCGGGCATATCGGTTATTTCCGATACGGTGTGACTATGGCTTTCTGCCGCCGCACCGACTTCCGCCGCCGTATACTTGGGCTTGCTGTCGGCTTTCGCCCAGTCGGCTATTTCATCGCTTCTAAGATACTCCGACAGGTCGATCTCTACACCGCCGTCTGCCGTAAGCCGCCCTGCAATACGCAGGTTTCCGTCCCAGTCAAGCGCCATACCGTCTATCCTGTTGTTATCCGCATACCCTATGCCTACTACAAAAGGATAATTTACAGTCGCATTATATTTACCGAAAACCGCCGAGCTGTCACCATACGCATTAGCACCTTTGCCGTGAGCGAATGTTGCTATTCCGAGCGAATGTGAATCCATTCCGCCTGCGTGGGTATACATTCCGTCCGCAACCGTATTCTTGCCCTCCGCATGAGAGAGCCAGCCGCTTGCTGCGGTATCTTCGCCCTCGGCGTGCGAGGCATAGCCCGTAGCCTGCGTATTTTTGCCTTCCGCATGGGCGTAATTGTTGGCAGCTTTGCTCTCATCGCCCTCAGCGTGAGCGCTCGGCGCAGAAGCCGTAGTTGCATATCCTTCGGCATGAGCATACGGTGCTGTCGCCGAAGTCTTACTGCCTTCTGCGTGTGAAAAATACGACTGAGCTATGTTCTCGCTGTAATCGTTGAATATCTCGCAGTTTTTGTCGGAGTTTGTAAACTCGCCCACGCCGTCAGACAGCGCACTCAGTATAAGCTCTGTATCCTTGCTTTCGTCTTGCTTCGCCGAATACTCTTCCCCGATATTTTCAAAGCAGAATCTTATTCTTTCGCTAAGCAAAGCAAGGTAGTTTTCGATATCCGATATACGCTTTTCGCTGTCAGACGATGTATCGGGAGCAAAGCTGATATCAATATTTTCCACTCAGTTCACTTCCCTTTTCTCTGTCAAGATATATGCCGTGGAGAGTAAGTTTTGCCTTGCCGCTGAGTTCTCCGCATATCTTTATCCTTACCGACCTGCACCTCATCGGTATAGTAACGCCGCAGGCAAGCTCGTCATTGCCGTCGGCGCTTTCATATACGCACTTCCACTCGCCGTTGTCACAGCTTATGTACGCACCGGTTTTCAGCGTATCGGAGTCTTCTTTCAGACGGGATAGCGACAGTTTCAGCTTTTTAAATATGCCGTAAAAGGCGCTTCTGCCAAGCGTACCGCTTACCGCAAGAAAATCGCTCCCCTCAAAGCTGTCCCAGCGGTCTTCTGTCCCTATGAGCCTAACAAGCCGCATTTTGCCGTCGGTCTTTGTAACGGCATACAGCCGACCGTTTATCTCATGTGCAGATACGGCATTGTAAAGCAGTCTTGTGTACCACTGCCCGTACCGCTTGTCATAGTAATATGCCGTACCGCTTTTAGCGAGCATAATTATATATCTTCCGTCGGCGCAGGCAACTGCGGTATCGGTTATATCTTTATCCAGCTTTGCGTCTATCCTGCTTGAAGACGAGCCGTTGAACGAAAAAATCCCCTCGGGCGCTTTATAATAAAGCAATCCTCCCGACTCGCACAGCGATCCCGAACTGCCTTTCTGCACGCCTCTTAAAGCTATGGTGCTTATTGTAAAGTTTGAGGCTTTGGTGCCGTAGACAACATGAACGCAGATTTCCTTAAAGAACAATACGCTGTTCGCATAGACGCACGCTCCCGTGAAGCTGCCCTCGGTTCCTACCGTTGCAGTCCAGGAGTCAGTCGATATGCCGTCATATTTTCCCCACTCTACTGCGCTTCCGAGCTTTGAGCAGTATATCTCATGCCGTTTTGATGAACAGCCCCACAGCCTGTTGTTATGCTGTACCACAAAGTCAAGCTTGGGGAACGGCATTTCGATATACGCTCCCTCGATGTCCGGCACTCTGAACCTATCCATCTTTCTGCCCTCGGTATAGAAATAATGCGTATCGCAAAGTGCAGAAGTATCGAAGTTTACCGATACGCATCCCGATGCGGAATAAGCCTCCTTTGCCACAGAGCTTATGCAGGCTGTCAGCTCACGCTCCTTGCCGCCGTAGCTCCAGACAAGTCTTACCTGGTCGCCCACAGCGTAATTTGCAAGAGCGCTGTCATCCTCCGCCACATCAAGATACAGCAGTTTATACACAGAAACTGTCGGGCGTGTCTGATTCTGGTTATATTCGTACAGCCTGCCTGTCAGCTTTTCACGCACGGGAGATGTCACGGTGTACGGCTGGGTTGCCGTATTCACAACTATATAATCGGGGAATATCACTATCTGCGCTCCCATCAC